CTTAGTAAGACAAAATCTGAAGAATTCAAAGAAAGCTAATATTTATCTCTAAAAGAACTTATGAAAATTTTAGGACCTAGCGATACAGGTAAAGGTATATTAGTTGAGTGGGATGCAGGGATTATTAATCCTAACGAACCACGTAATCAAAGTATTATACGTGAATCTTACGGACAATTGGAACATTCTAAACCATTTGAATTTTATGCAACTCTTCAAAAATGGGGAGTTCCAAATAGAAACGGGAGAGTATATCCTGAAAAGATATTAAGAAGAGAATCAGAAAAATACCAAGACGCTATTAAACGTGGTATGTCTATTTCAGAATTAAATCACCCTGAGTCTTCTTTAATTGACCTTGATAGAGTATCTCACCTTATTACAGAGATGTGGTGGGAAGGTAATGTATTGATGGGTAAGATTAAATTATTAACCACGCCAGGTTTCCATGAAAGAGGTATTGTATCATCTAAGGGTGATGTTGCGGCTAACATGATGAGACAAGGTGTTACTATGGGGGTATCTTCTCGTGGTGTTGGTTCATTAGTTAAAAAAGGTGACCAAAACGAAGTTCAAGATGATTTTGAATTAATTTGTTTTGACCTTGTATCTTCACCATCTACACCTGGTGCTTATCTTTACTTGAATAAAGAAGATAGACCAAGATATGAAGAAAAATTATCAGAACACGATAATACTTCAGTAAGTAGTGGTGGCGGATTAGAGAAATCTGTTGACTTAATGAAAAGATTAACCGATTATTTAGGTAGATAAAAATTTACTTATGGACGAAAAATATTTTGTAGCAAAAATCACAACTGATATGGTTGATGATAACACAGGAAAAATTAAAAAAATGAGAGAAGAAAAACTTGTGAGAGGTTTTTCACCTACAGATGTAGAAGCAAAAGTTACTAAAGTTTATGAAACTTATTCGATGGATTGGAGAATCACCGCAATCGTTGAAAGTAAAATTGATGAAGTAATTGAATAATTTTTTTACAATTTTTTAATAAGGGACTTATGGTCCCTTTTTTTATGCTCTTAATTTTTTTGGGGTAAAATATATAATATAATAATTTTTTTCAAAGTATGATATATTTATTTAATAAAATAAACGCAAAAATTATTGCTTAAAAACGAAATGAGTTTAGAAAAAAACGAAAATTTAGTAGAGAAGGCTTTATTACAAATGAAGACAATCGAGGAAGCTATAAGTGAAAATGCAAAAGGAATACTTGCTTCTACTATGAAGGAAGAAATCAGTGAACTAGTAAAAGAGTCATTGTTTGGCTCAAAATCTAAATCATCTTTACACGAACAAGAAGAAGAAGGCGACGAAGAAGAAGTAAGCGCAGACGATGAAATTAACGTTGACGATGTTAACGTTTCAGACGACGGTGTTGAGATGGGTGACGTTGAAGCTCAGGTAGGTCCTGAAGGTGGTGAATTAGATATCACTATGATGGGTGCTGGAGCTGAAACTGATAATGAAGACGAATTACCACCTCTTGATATGACGGGTGCAAAACCTGGCGAAGTATTGAAAGTGTTTAAGGCGATGGGTGATGAAGATGGAATTATCGTTGTTAAAGATGATAATAAAATCCACCTTACTGATAATAACACTGATACTGAATATTTTATCGATTTAGGTGATGATTCAGAAATGTCTATGGAAGAACCTATGGAAAATATGAATGAGAGTGTGATTTATGAATTAGTCTTCGAAGAGGATGAAAAAATGGGTAAACACGAAATGGAAGAAGAGGATTATAACTTAGAGGAAGAATTAGATGAGGAACTTGACGAAACAATTTATGAATTGGAAGTTAGTGAGTCTATGAAACCTGTTGGAATCGGATTCGGAAAAATGAAAAATGGTTTATCTAAATCATCTGTTAACAACAAAGGTTTCGATGAAGATATGGAAAATGGTTTGAAATCAGAGAAAAAAGGAAAAGGTCCTAAATTCAACTACGGTAAAATTAAACATGGTGTTACTGAAAACTACATGGAAGAAGATTACATGGAAGAAGGATGGATGGATGAAGAAATGATTGATGATATGAAAACTGAATCTGACTACATGGAAGGCGACTACATGGAAGGCAACTACATGGAAGGCGACTACATGGAAGGCAACTACATGGAAGGTGACTACATGGAAGGCAACTACATGGAAGGTGACTACATGGAAGGTGACTACATGGAAGGTGATTGTATGGAAGGTGATTGTATGGAAGGTGATGAATTACCAGGTGAAACCACAGAAGCATCAAGAACTATGACTTACATGAGAAGAGCACAAAGAGACCGTGTTGCAGCACCAAGTCAATTAAGAAAAGAATCTGTTGTAAAAGAACTCGATTTATTAAAAGAAAAAAATGAAGAGTACAAAAAAGCTCTCGATTTCTTTAGAAATAAATTGAATGAAGTTGCAGTTTTCAATTCAAACTTGGCATATTCAACTAGATTGTTCACTGAACACTCAACAACAAAACAAGAAAAAATAAACATCCTTAGAAGATTTGATAACGTTGAAACTATCAAAGAATCTAAATCACTTTACAAGGCGATTAAATCTGAACTTGAGGGAAGTAACAACAGTGACGTAGTTACTGAGTCTATCCAAAGACAAGTTGTTAAAACACCTTCAAATGGTTCAGCATCTAATTTGATTGAAAGTAAAACTTACGAAAATCCTCAATTCATGAGAATGAGAGATTTAATGGCAAAAATAAAATAAAATAAATAAACTCAAAAAAAAAAATAAAAAAATGGGAGCATTATTAGAATCAGGTCTTGTTGGTAACATTGGTTTGAAACACCTTAAAGTTATCAAAGAAGATACTATTAACAAATGGGATAAATTAGGATTCCTAGATGGTCTTAAAGGACACATTAAAGAGAACATGGCTCAATTATATGAGAACCAAGCATCTTACCTAATCAACGAAGCGGCTGCAACTGATAGCTCAGGTTCATTTGAAACTGTTGTTTTCCCAATTGTTAGACGTGTATTCTCTAAATTGTTGGCTAACGATTTAGTTTCTGTACAAGCAATGAACTTACCTATCGGTAAATTGTTCTACTTTGTACCTAAAATCCAAGGTTATGACATGGGTCAAGACCCAACTAACGGTGGTAATCACATCCCACCAATCGGTGCTCAAAACGGTCCTGCAAACGTAAACACAGGATATGGTGCAAATGACAAAAACCTTTACGATAGATTTTATGAAGGTAATGAGCCATCTTTAGACCCTCCAGGATTGTTTGACTATTCTAAAGGAGCGTTCAGTGCGGTTACTACTTCAGCTGATACTGTTGTTTGGTCTTCAGGTCAACTTGTAACTTCAGCTTATACAGCTGGTGAGTACAGAAAAGTATTAATCAAAATGACAGGATTTACAGGCGCAGGTGCAGGTAAATTAATCGGTCCTGATGGTCAAGCTATGGATAACGAAGCATTCCTTTCAGGATTAGAAGTTTACGCAGTAGCAGGAGCTCCAAACATTAACGCAGCGTTCTCAGGATTAGGTTCTAGTCCATTATTATTTAGAGTTGTTACTCAAAAATATGGTAGCGGTATCGTACAGTACGGTTCAACTTCAACATCATCTTTCCCTGGTTCTGCAGGTTCTTACGGTGGTAATGACGGAAGTTATGATAACATCTGTAACGCAGCTGGTGAAATCTATTTAGAAGTTGATGCTCAAGTACCATGTGCTATCGGTGCAAACTCTATTGACGGTTACTCAGGTATTACTACAACTGTAACTGGTCCAGCTATCAGTCAGTTCACATGTAAATGGAGAGTTTACAAAGAATTAGAATTCGAAGACAGAATTGGTGAGGTTTCTTTTGACTTACAGTCAGTAACTGTATCTGTAACAGAAAGAAAACTAAGAGCACAATGGTCTCCTGAATTGGCACAAGACGTTTCTGCATTCCACAACATCGATGCTGAAGCTGAATTAACAGCTTTATTATCTGAGCAAGTGGCGGCAGAAATCGACCGTGAAATTTTACGTGACTTACGTAAAGGTGCGGCTTGGACATTACGTTGGGATTACAACGGATGGAAAAGAGGTACTACAGCTAACCCATTAACTCAATACACTCAAAAAGATTGGAATCAAACTTTGATTACAGCAATCAACCAAATTTCAGCACAAATCCACAAATCTACATTAAGAGGTGGAGCTAACTGGATTGTTGTATCTTCTGAGATTTCTGCTATCTTTGACGATTTAGAATACTTCCACGTATCTAACGCGTCTCCTGAGCAAGACCAATACAACATGGGTATTGAAAGAGTTGGTACATTAGCTGGTCGTTACCAAGTTTACCGTGACCCTTACTTCCCACCAAACACAGTGTTGTTAGGTCATAAAGGTACTTCATTGTTAGATACTGGTTACGTTTACGCACCATATGTACCTCTACAATTGACACCTACAATGTACAATCCATTCAACTTTACACCTATCAAAGGTATTATGACACGTTACGCTAAGAAAATGGTTAACAACCGTTTCTACGGACGTATCACAGTTGATGGAGTTAGAACATTTGACTTGAGAGAATTGAGATAATCAATTAAAAACAGAATAAGAAAAGGTCAGAGAAATCTGACCTTTTTTTTTGTTCCTTATATTTATTAGTATGAATAAAAATCTAAATGAGGCTACTTCTACTTCAGGTGATGCTAGAGGGAGTTATATAGGCCCATTACAACCAGGTATAAGATATTTTAAGAAAAATGTTATGGGTCCATTTACTGACCCTGTTTCTAAGTATAAAAGTCCTGATTTAGAATATGATTCTTATGATGGTAATATGGAAAGAACAAAAAAACAAATAGGTAAAGAAGAAAAAATTGCAAAAAAAATATACAACTATATTAAAAATCATCCAGAAACTACATCAAGTGATGAAGATGGTAATCCTATAAATCAGTTTCCTGATAAAAATAAAAAAATTGTACCAATAAAAGAATGGGTTGAGTTAGATAAGATTAATTTGAATGAAGATTTAGCTGTTTGGTTTGGTACAAAAAAGAAACCTAAGGGTTCTAAACAACCGAAAGGTCCATGGGTTAATATTTGTCGTAAAGTTGATGGTAAACACCCCCCATGTGGTAGACCTGATACGTCAAAAGGTGCATACCCAAAATGTAGAGCTGCGGGGGTTGCAGGAAAAATGAGTGATTCAGCTAAAAAAGCCGCTTGTGCACAAAAAAGAAAGGCCGAGAAAAAAGACACTCAAACAGGAAAAGGTCAAAAACCCGTTATGACTTCATACAAACCAAAAAAGAAAAGGACCCAAAATGAGTCCTTAGAAAAAATTATAAAAAATATTTTAAGTTCACTTTAACAATAAGTTCCTGAACATCTTTTTTGTCCGTCTAAACCTTTAATTTTACCTTTACATACTTGTATTGCGTATCCATTAGCATATGCCGAAGGATAAACGTCGTATTTTGCTTTAGCAGCTGCTTTACCACGAGCACATAATTTAGTACCTGTTTTTTTTCTACCTTCACCCATTACCATATCTTTGTCATCAATATTCATAGAAAGTTCCATACCGTCTTTTTTCGACTCATTCATTAAAAAATCAAATACTTGGTCCATATTATTCTTTGCTTCCGCAATATGGTCTTGCGCCCAATCGTGACCATTTTCTAAAATACCTTCAACCATAGATTTATCTAAGTCTAATAGTAAATCACATTGTCTTCTCATTTGTTCTAAGTTAGAGAAAAACATATATCTATTTGACCTCATATCGCTGTCTTCTTTCAAAACTTTTTTAATAATGTAATCTAAATTTTTCATAATTATTTTTTATTAACAATTTGGAACTGAAGTTCTCTTTTATAAGTATCTATATTTCTATCAGATACAACTTTTATATCTATAAAATATTCATTAGGTAATTTATCAGTAGTGTCAAATATAAAGTAGTAAGAATCGGGTGTTTTATTAATACGGGTCCAATCTTGTACCTGTACCTCAGTATTACCACCTTCTTTAACATAAACTCTATAGTAAGCCTCAACACTACCAAGTATTTGGTTAGATGAATATGCCCTTTTGATTATTACGTTAACCTTTCTGATATCTGTATTTAATATCTGTTCGTTTTGTTTGATACCACTAAAACTAAATCCATAAATTTTTGGGGTATCGGTTGTTGAGCCAATTTGGTAGTTACCATACTTAGTTAATAATACAAATTGATTTTGGACGTTTGTAATGGACTTTGAGTTGATTGTTAGTCCACTCCATTCATCGTAGTAGATACATGGAATTGTAGTCCCTGTAAGACCACTAATAACAACTTTATAAACACCCTTTGTTACTCTACATGTAGAAAGACCCGTATAACCAGGTACGAGGTTCTCATTTGTATCTAAAATATTTACTTTAGGGTTAGAATCTAAATTGGTTGATACTCCATTCTCGTATACATACAAATATAAATTATTGTTGTTTCCTGCGTAGAATGTATTTCTATCGTCCAAGATTAAATCGTTATAATTTGTTTCTAGGTATGGTTCATAAAATGTCTGAGTATGTGGGGAAAAGAAACCGACAGAGTAATTCTCAGTTAAACCCGATATATTTTCAACAGAGGGGTAATATGCAATTATCCATCCGGCCGGGGCTGCCGTACCACCAGTCATAATTGCGTTAATTTCATTAGTCATATCAAATTCAATATTTTCATTACCGAATTCAAAATGTTGAGTATCGACCACTGTGAGTGCAGAATAATTTAATCCTGTAAGTCCTGTTAGGGAATTTGTGTTGTTATATATACCTGGTGTCGACCAACCGGAAATTGTAGTCGATTGATACCAATTTGAAGGTCTATTTGAAAATGACCTATCGTTAAAATTTGTTACACCAAAATCATAATAATCATACCCAACACCACTATCCCATGTTTGAGTTGTACCCGTGTTACCTGAATATTTTGGTATTCTTAATAATAATAAATCAAATGATGTTGCTCTTCTTCTACCTTCACTTGTTTTGTCGTTCAATAACTCATTATCAAAGAAAGACGTGTTAGTCATTTTTAATGTGTGAGTAGGAACTTGTCCGCAACTTGTAGATATAATACCGTTATTATAGTTGTTTGTTAAACCTGTTAAATCAATATTGAAAATATATCTACTAAAACCTAAAGGAATTCCAACATTACTAACATTACCATAAAACAATTCAACAATCGGATTTCTACCCGTATTTGTATATGAGTTGTATAATATAGTATTTGACTTACTAAAATAAGACTTATAAATTGACATTTTGTATTTTATATATAAATACTTAGTTAAGTCGAATATTGTTATTTAATACTTTTTGATATGCGTTGAACATTGATGAAAGTAATTCATCGGATGTTAATTGGTCCACAGTTGTTGGTAATGGTGGTAGACCCGGATAAGAATGGACGTGAGTTATACAAAATCTTACGATAAGTTCCAAAAGTTCTAATAATTCTTCACCTCTTACCATTGATGAGGTATTAGGTTCTATATCGTCAAGTATATCAGACTTTTCAAACCCGTAGATACCCCTATCAAAATTTATTTTTTTCTTACCTTCAATTTCGGTTTCGTTTGATAATAAAAATAACCTTGATGCCCCAAGTAGTCCAACTGTATTGTTATTTAATATTGCTCTACTTGGTACGTACACTGAATTTTGAAATTCGAGAGGTATTCTCGGTGAAAGTTTAGCATCAATAACCAACCCAAAACCTGGCGTAACATCGGCATTTGATATTTTAACCAAAGACATTAACTTACTCATGTTAGAAGATGCAATAAGTTGTCCTGTTTGTGGATTAGTTACCAAATCATATACTTTTTTAGTTGGTCTATAATAGAATGGAAATTGTTCGCTTTGTTTTAATGCTGGTTGTAATAATGCAGTTTCAGGATTAGTTATAACACTTTTAAGTCTTTGAACTATTTCTAATGATAATTGTTCTAAATTCAAACCAACAGGTAATGTAATCATACGTATTAGTTGAACCCCATCATCTGTAGTTCCACTCAAATTTATTTGTGTTGTTACATTAAAATTACCTGTTAACGTTTTTTCAGCTAACTTTTCAGTTCTTAACTGATAAAAATAAATCACACCAGTAAATGCTGAAAATTGATTTTCAGGATTTAATACGTCGTATTCGATAAGATACTTAATTGGTTTTTTATTAGATACTAATTTTTGTCTAAATTGTGGATTACCAAATATGGTGTCGGTATCGAATTTTGATAATTGAAAAAATGCTCTCTTAGGTTCAAAATCAGGTATTTGACCTGTTGTAAATTCTTTGTGTTTACCGGCTCTTAATAGAACATCATTTTCTTTTATAACCACATCTGCAGTTCCCCTACCATTTAGTGAAATATCTACAGGTTCAGGAAAAACACCATTACTTTTTTCATTTTTGTAAGTACCGTTTTGATTTTTAATTGGTGGTATTCTCGATGTTGAGTTAACGTAACCTGAACTTAATCTTGTTTGTGAAGATGAATCATCTTCATATTTTATTGTTAGAGGTGAAGAATAAGTACTAATCATGTAGAATCTATTTCTACCTGTTTTGATTTTTGTGTTATAGTAAAATAACATCACCTTTTCACCAACCTTAGGTACTTGATTAACGAAGTATGGTAAAAGTGGTAAATAAATAAATGGGTCAAAATCAGACCATGGACCGTTTTTGTTTGGGTCATTTGAATTTGGGTCAAATTTAGGATTTGAATTTTGTAAAGCAGTCTGATTTAATGTTTCAGGTTCTACCCTAATTCTACCTAACATAAGTGGGTCATCATTTGATATACACTTACCAAAAAATATTTGTTGACCATCAATTAAATCACTCATTCATTCTTTTTTTATATTCTTTATAAATTTTGTTATACTCCTTTTCTGCATTATCTAAATGATTTGTTAATTTGATAATTAAATCTTTTGTTTTATCAAAATCATCTTTTAGAAAATCCATTACTTCAACCAAAGACTTATTTGGTTTATTTTTGTAGTTTTCCAATATTTCTTTTATTTCTTTTGTGTCCATGTTAAAAAGATTTTCCGTATCCTTTAGTTGGTTTTGTTGTACCTGGACCTGCTAGACCAGGTACGATTACTTTTAATGGTGGGATAAAAATTTCAGTTTTACCATTCTCGGTTTGTTCTTTATTCATACCCGAAATGATATTTTTGAAAGCGTTGTTCATTTGATTTGGTGAACCATCGGGTAAGTCTCCTGTTGGTAGACCTGATTTTTGTAAATTCTCAATTACATTTGCAAATGCTCTAGTATCTGAAACCCCACTTAATAATCGAGACGCAGCTAATGCAAATGTCGGTAACCCAATATTGAGTTGGTTTAAGGCTAAATTTAACAACTTTAATATTTCATCAATCACACTTTTACAATTTCTAAAATCAATCAAAGCTTCACCAACAATCAATAACGCGTATAATATTGCCGAATACATTTGAAGTTGTTTATTCTTAGCTTCCTTTATAATGTCTTGTATTATCCCATCAACTAATTTCTTAATATCTCTTTTAACAATTGTAAATAATTCTTCAACATAAAGAGCAAAAATTCTTCTTATAAAGTTTACATTGAAATTTCTGAATGTTTTCATAAACCCGTTCAAATCGTCAAACGAATTATCTAATGTTTGAGATAAATTGTTGTTTACCGCTTTAACCATTATTAAAAAACCTAACATAACTTTAGGTGATAGTACAGTACGATAAATTACTTTAGCCATCTGATTGATAACCTTTAAGTCAATATCTGCTTTTATATTTAAATCAACACCAATTCCAGGTACTAAATTATTCCAATTAGGGTCTTTTGATAATTCATCAAGTGCCTGTTCCATTAAATCTATTTGGGTACTTGGGTTTGTTTCCGTAATCACTTGGTCTAATGCTCCAAACATACCCTGAGTATTAATAGGTAACTTTACACCTTCACAGGATTCAAATTCAACAAGACCTGATGATATGTTATTTATTTCATTTTCAATAATTCTTAATTCTTGATTTGAAACTTCAAAAAAAGAATCATCAATTAAATCTTGGTCATTTAATTTTGCATTACCACTAACATCTATTCTTTTAGTTGGGTCGGAACATATACCCATAATTCTTTTAATAACTAAATCAAACTTTTTTTCTTCTCTCATTTTATCGGTAGAAATCCCTAATTCAAAATCAAAACCACCGAATAATTGGTTTAACATTTCTGTAAAAATTGTATTAAGACCTAAAATATCAATACTTTCATAGTAATCAAATAAAAAGTCAGCGACCGTGTTTGTGTTATTTGGTTGCTGATTCAAGGTTATTTTATAGTAATCACCAAAATTTGTAGGATTTACCGCTGGATAAAATTGTACATATTCGATATCAAATAATTGTTGACCTGATGCTCCATAATATTTTGTCCCATAATCCGTCTGATAAGATTGCCCAATATTTTGTAATCTTTTATAAAGTTCCCTATTTAAACTATAAGGAATAGCACCGGGTGATGAATCTTTTGTTTCATAATAATACTTAGCTGTTTCATCCTCAGGTGATAAAACTAATCTTTTGAATAAATCTATTTGACTAACTTTGATGTATATATCTTGGCCTAATTTGTCTTGATATGATTGTTCTTCTGAACAATCTAAAGTTTTTATTATTTCTTCAGTTAAGATTGTTTTTATTTGTGGTTTAGTGTTTTGAGCGGCTTGTAAAAATAATCGTCTAACACTATCTAATGATTTGTTCTCGGAAGGTGGAAATGTTTCTCTAAATAAGTCTAAAAGTTGTTCTAATTGATTTTTTACTTCACTTTTTATATCATTTTTTAACTTACTAGTAAATGTTGCACCTGATTTCTCAAGCTCACTAATTTGTTTTACAACATCACTTTTTTTCTTATCTAAAGATTTTGTTGCGTTCTCTCTATTTTTTTCAAAATCACTTTTTTTATTTTCTACGGTTGTTTTATAAGCACTAATTTTAGTCTTTGCCTTATCATAGTCATTCTGTAAGTCTAAACCCATGGTTATAATTGGTAATTTTGACCTTTATTATTATCAACATCTTTTTGTATCAAAGACTGTAGAGTATCTTCATCCATATCGGAAAGACTGAAAGATTCTTCTTTGGAGTTGTTTGATTTTTCCCATATACTTGATTGTAATTTTGACAAAGTAAGTTTTTTCTCAATGGTATCATTAATTATTTTTTGCTGTTCTTTAATGATTGGACCAATAACTGTCATATCCTCAGCATCTTTCAATAATGCCAACATCTTATTTTGTATCCTAATAGCTGTTGCTCTTTGCTCAACTAACTCATTGTAGATTTCCTGCATTAAACCTAATACGGAATCTTTATTAAGATTTATTTCTTTTTTTCTTGTGCGGTTCATAACAATAAATATTTTATTATTGATTATGTATTTTTTTAAGAGTTTCTAAATAAAGAGTCTTATATTTTTTTAAATAAGTTCTTATTTCTTTTGTACTTAAATTGGTCATTTCTCTTAATGTTAATAACACAATATTCTTGTTAAATTTGTTATTATCATTACCTATAAAAATATTACCATAGTCATCGAATAATTCAATGAGTGCATAACCCAACTTACTTTCGTTCTCCTGTAATTCATTACCCCCAACATATTTTTTCAGGTCAATCAAGAAAACATCAATAATTTTTTCAGCATCTATTTTTTCAAACTCTAAATAGTAGACCATATCCGGTCTATTTTCTAAAGTACCGGATATGTCCTCGTATGAAATTTTTCTATTCGTTTCTTTTTGGTCTTTTAAGATTTGACCCATCAAATAATTTTTACATATAGTACCGAAGTAAGAATATGCTTTTTTATTCTTTGCTGGTTTGAATTTGTCAACTTTAGTCATTAGAAAAGAATGCGTATCCGTGTGAATATCGTTATAGTTCATATCTTTCCTATAAAGTTTATATCTTCTTATGATTGATTCAATCATCTTATCAAGAGGGTCTCTTAAAAATTCATTATAAATAACTTCTTTTTCGTATTTTGTTTCAGCTATAATATAAGCCTTAACTGCCTCTTCCTCACGTACATCAAAGTAATTTGCCTTTTTTACTTTCTTTTCCGTCTTTTGCTCTTCGTATGTAACCTCAACAACAGTTCCAGACGATACAAACATTACGCTTCTTGTGCTTCGTATTTTATGTTTCTATCTGCAGTAAAGAAATGTTCTTTTTTTGCTGAGTCAATCCAAAATGCGATTTCATTGTCTGAAATTCTATTTTGACCATTTTTATAATTCCAAAAAATAGAACCTTCTCTAAAGTTCATGTGTTTGTAACCAATTCTTGGGATAGTCATAATTTGAGCAGAATTGTATGTAAGACGAAGTAAAAACTCATAAACAAATGTCAGCTTAAAAGATGGTTTGAATCCACCATTATCTAAGAATGTTGATTTTTTTATAACCATACCACTCGTTTGAAAGTTTTGGTATTCCATTAAAACTTCATTTGTCAAATAACCAATCTCAGAGTTCAAACTTGCTGCAAATGTTGCTTCATTTGTAAAACCAACAAACATACCTTTTTCGTCAGTATCAACAACTAATGCTAAAAATGCATCTACTTCTGGATACGCTTCAGAATATCTTTTTACATTCTTAAACCAAATTGTTGAGTACTCATCATCAAATTCTAAAATACTAACTAACTCGGATTTAGCGTTTTCAACACCAAGATTAATTTGAGATGAGAAATCCACTTTACCTGTGTTCTCAACAAAATTTACAGTTAGTCCACTATAGTCAAAACTTTGTAGTTTATTTTTTAATCCATCTTCATCTGAATGTACCACAACTAATTCGGTTGGTTGTACTTGTTGAATCTGTAAAGATTTAATTGCTCTTTCATAATACTCATCAAAATTTCTTTGTTTCGATGAGTTAATAGGTAAAATTACCGATACGTCTAATGTGTTTTCCATAATATTAATTTGTTTGTTCTGTTATATTCAATTTATCCAATTGTTCTTGGAATGCTTCAGCTCTTGAATTGAAAATATCATTAAATAAATCTAAAACACTACTTTCAAATTTTGATTTATTTTTAAACTCGTTAGAAGTAGTTAACATGTTCTCATATAATTTTTCTGAGATATTATCCTCCAACCAATTTTGTACAAAGTTAGCTACAACGTCAACTATATCGTTTTCATTGTTTACCCATACCCCATTTTCATCATTCATCCAAGTAGGTAACATATTTGGAACCTTACCAATTACCGGTGTTCCCGATGACATAGATTCTAATGGGAATGTACCAAATGATGATTCGGCATCCACCCATACACTTAAAAACGACTCCTTCAAGAATTTAGAAAAGTCAGTCAATGAGATACCTCTCATGTCTCTAAATGTAATCCATCTATACTGAGGGTACTTCAAATAAAATGTTTTGATAATTTTAGCAGTAGCTCTTTGGTCTCTTGTGTGAATAGAGATAATTGGTTTAGAAGGTTTTTCTTTTTTACTAAATGTTTCATCGATGTAAGGTTCAATTAAATCCACACTTACATTTTTCATAATTTCAGAAATATAATTTTTTTGAGTTTCTGAAGTTGTAATACATTTATAAACGCCTAATTGAGACCATGTAACACCAGGTGCTAAAGTTTCTAACATATGGTCATATGCTTGACACAATACAATTTTACCACACGGTAAATTTTTAATTTGTTCCATTACGTGACCATACAATTCAGGAATAATAATTACATCTTCTGGTGAGATAGAAAGATTCTGACCATCAATTGCTTGATGGGGTAATTCCATGTACGATTCATTTAACCATGAAGAAACACCTTCATAATCTTTTGTTTCGTGAATAAGAATAGGATTATATCCATTTTCTTTCAATACGACCGCAAAATCATAAATGTATTTTATCGAAGCTTTTGGGTTACCTTTTGTATCTTGCACTAAAAGGTAAATACGTGCCGTCTTGTCTTTTAATTTTTCAATTGAATTTTCAATTTTAACAATTTTTTCTAAGTCCATTTCTTAAAATTTTTTTATTATTTTATTTAATAGTAATGTATTAAAAGAAATTTTAAATGGTATAGACAATTCTTTTGCGCTGTGTAAGCCTAATGAATCATCAATTGATTCTCGTTCTGAAAGAACAATTTCCATTAATAACTTAAATGTTTCATATCTTGTAACACTTATTTGTTCATTTTCTGTTTCACCCGAAATAGGAATTAACTTAGAGTTAGCTAAACTAACTTGTGTTTCTAGTTCATCTACGTCGAAGTAATAATTTTCACCTAAAAATGGTATCATAATTCTATATTATTTATTAATTCATCAAAATCTTTTAACGATTCGATTTTATGTTTAGTTTTTATTGATTTATTATAATCCGTTTCGTATTGAACTACAATAATGTTATCAGGGTGATTCTCAATCAAATCAGGGTTTGCCGTTAATAACACATCTATTTTTTCCCACATTTGGTCAATTGTTGTGGTGGAATAAAATTTAATGTTTTCTATTAGACAACCAAACTTTGATAGGAAGAATAAAGTTGCGGGTTTAGATTTACCAATTTCATCTGAAACTATATAGATTTCATAGTTATCTCTATTTTTAGTATAAAACTCATTCAAATCATTAAATGAGTAAGTTTCACAAGAACCTGCATGACCAAAAAGTTGCATAGGAAAATCCTCAAACATGAAATCATATAACTCTTCATCAGACTTAAATGAAAAGTGATTTTTAAGGTCTAAAGAATCCACAGGTAATGTAATTTTATATTCAAAAGACTCTTCAACCTCATCTAAAGTTGTATTACCTGATAAATCCAACGAAAACGTTTGATTAGAATTTTCCGCCTCATAATTTTCAATCATATGTTTTTCATATAATTGTTTGAATTTACCAATCGTGTCTCTTAAAACACCGTTAACCTCAATCCCTATTCTCTTCATCGTATTTTACTAAAATTTTACTAATTAATGGGTTTCTAACATTCTTAGCATTTCTAAAATCATAAACACCAATATCATCAATTCCACTAAACCTCTGTAAAGCGTCGTAAAGACCTGATTGTTTTTTATCTTTATATCTGTCGGTTTGTTCTAAATCACCTGATATAAAGAACTTACTATTAAACCCTATTCTTGTCAATAGTAATTTCATTTGATTTGGGGTTGCATTTTGCGCCTCCTCAAAAATTAAAATAGAATTATCAATATTCATACCCCTCATATAAGCTAATGCAAATACCTCGATGATTTCTGAATCCTTAAGTTTTTCTCTTGCCTCTTTTCCGATAATTTTATTCAAAAGATAATATGACGGAAAGATATACGGGTCCAACTTTTCTTCTAAGTTACCGGGTAAAGAACCTAATTTTTCTTCGGCTTCTACTGCCGGTCTTACAATTATAAGTTTTTCATATGCGTTATTAGGGTCCATAAGTAAGTCAACCGCAGCTTTCATAGAGATATAACTTTTACCAACACCTGCAGGTCCTGAACAAATTGTAATTTGATTATTCATCAGTAAATCATAATAATCTTTTTGATTGTCTGATAAAAACTTACTTTTTTGCTTTTTCTTTATTACTGAGTTTATAAAATCTTTTTTTGAAAAAGATTTAGGAGTATTTAATTCTTCTGTTTGTGGTGATGGGGTTGTTGTTTTTTTTCTTGTTGTACGCATATTTTAGTTATATAATGTTTTAGAAAAATCTTTTAGTTCCTCAATTTGTTGTTTTAGTGTTGGGATTTCTATTTCGTGTGTGTAAGTACTACTGATACTTCTATCACACGAAATTTCAGTTTTTTTTGGAGTTACTTGAACATCTAAATCGTAAACTTCACTTATCAACTCAACTAGTTCTTTTTTAGAAACGGTATTAGAGTGAATATGTCTAGTGCCAACCCAAAATAAATTTCTTTCAATCATTTCTTTGCAAATTTTAGCAAACTGTAAACACGTTACACCATTCCAATAATGATTAGTAAATCCGAAAACTGTTTGACCTTTAACTGATTTAATCCACTCAATTAGAGACCTTGTTTGACCAACTTCTTCACCAATAATAGATGTTCTTATAACCGTACAATTTTTAGGTTCACCTAACGCTTTAGTCATACCATAAACATCATTAACATCATATTTATCATTTTCATTATACGAACCCTTATTACCGGTATAAACACAATCAGTAGTTGGGTGAATCATCTTAACTTCTAATCTTTCGCTGACGTTAGCTAACATCCTTGGAAAAACTGAGTTTATTTTTATTGCGTTTAAGTCACCCAATTCATCAACTCTTGGTTTAATCGCTCCTGCACAATTTATTATGATGTCATTTTTTTTGATAGATAAATTTAATAACACACTTTCTATTTCATTTTCCGATGTGTTTGAACCATCAATTAAATTTCTACCAACTTTAATAACTTCATAATAATCTTTAAGATATGTTGATACATAATTACCTAACATACCATTACTTCCAAATACAAATACTTTCATAACTTAAATTTTTTTATCTATAATCTTCATCCCAAATGTTCCATTTATCATAATCTTCTCTAATATCATCACCTAAACTTTCTTCAAGTGTGGATGTTGAAAAAAAGATTATTTTTGTGTCATCCTCTAATGATTTAAACCCATTATAGTTACCCGGTGGAATCCATAAGATTTTAGGAGATTTATCACTAAGTACAAATTTTTGAACTTCATTTGTTTCCATATTTACCACACCAATAAGTGCCGAACCTGCAGTCACATAAACATATTTACCTTCTTTTTTGTGTCCGTGCCATGCTCTGATAAAACCTTGTCTATGATTTTCCACTTGATAAAATCTTTTAACGTTTTGAAAATCAAAATCATTTACGAATCTTACTGAACCTCTGTCATCAACGGCTAAACCACCATTAATTAATTTTGTTGTACTCATACAAATTCTTTAT